GTGGCCTTGATCGATATTATGGTCTTCTTGAACTCGGTGAGATTGGTGGACTCTGGAAGAATGTAGCTGGTAGATATGAAATTGATGGGAAGAAACTCTATGCTAAAGAAATACTCAAGAACCCTGAAAACTATTTTACCCCTGAAGTTCTGGAGAAACTAGATGTCATTGCCAGAGGAACCTTCTCCTACGGAGGTTGAGCTACAGTATTATTGGAGTAAATTCCCTGATCTGGATAGATCTACAGTGGAGTTTATGTTAAAATTGAGCCATGAGAGTTCTGATGTTTATCATCAGTACTTCACTGATAATAATGATGCTTCATGATTACAACCCTAGAAACAACTATTCTTAAAGGACTTATCCACAATGAAGAATACACCAGAAAGGTTTTACCATATGTACAGAAGTCTTACTTTGAAACATCCACTGGACAGAACTTATTTAAAATCATTGAGGAACACTTCACTACATACGGAGGATGTCCAACAACCGATACTCTGGGAGTTGCCATCGAATCCCTCAATGGACTCAGCGAAGAGGACTTCCAATCAATCCAATCAACTGCAGGAAACCTTCTGGAGAAGGACGAAAACAACTTTGAGTGGTTGGTGGATACAACTGAGAAGTGGTGCAAAGAAAGGGCCGTTTATCTCGCTCTCTTAGAATCCATTTCTATTCATGATGGACAAGACAAAGATAAGGGAAGAGAATCTATCCCTGAATTACTGTCGGAAGCGTTAGGTGTCTCTTTTGACGCTCACATTGGCCACAATTACCTACAGGACTATAACGAACGATATGACTTCTATCACCTCAAAGAAGAAAGGCTCTCCTTTGGATTATCTTACTTTGACAAAATTACGAAGGGCGGCATCCCTAATAAAACTCTCAACATCGCTCTTGCTGGTACAGGCGTCGGAAAGAGTCTATTCATGTGCTCATTGGCTAGCTCCCTCCTCCTGCAAGGGAAGAACGTTCTCTACATCACTCTTGAAATGGCGGAGGAGAGAATTGCTGAGCGAATTGACTCAAACCTCCTCAACACCAACCTCCAAGACATAATTGATATCCCCAAGCCTATGTTTGAAACAAAGGTGCTGGGGATACAAAAGAAAACACAGGGACAACTTTATATCAAAGAATACCCTACTGCCTCAGCTCATTCTGGACACTTCGATGCCCTGATTAAAGAGCTGAGTATGAAGAAAGCATTCAAGCCTGATATTGTCTTTGTGGATTATCTTAATATCTGCACAAGTGCTAGATACAAAGCAGGAAGTAATGTAAACTCATATACAGTCGTGAAAGCGATTGCTGAAGAGTTGCGTGGACTTGCTGTGAAGTATAATCTCCCAGTAATGAGTGCAACTCAAACTACCCGTGGAGGATTTGCTAATTCTGATGTTGATCTTACAGATACGTCTGAGTCTTTTGGTCTACCTGCTACTGCCGACTTTATGTTTGCTCTTATTTCTACCGAAGAGCTGGATGAGATGGGACAGATTATGGTCAAACAACTCAAAAACAGATACAATGATCTAACAACCTATAAGAAGTTTGTAGTTGGAATAGATAGAGCTAAGATGAGATTATTTGATGTAGAGCAGTCTGCTCAAGAGGACATTCTAAATGTAGAGGTTGAGCCTAAGTTTTCCTCCTCTAAATCATTTGGTGACTTTACATTCTAAATAGAACTATGGATAATTTCTTTTACCAAGAAGCCCGCAGAGACTATGAGGACTTTATGCGGTCTGAAGGTCCCAAGATGGAGAAGCAAGAAAAGGAGTTTAAAACTAGGGATGCCCGTATGAAGTATGGGAAGAACTACAAAGAATTTATGAAAGGAGAGGGGGATGCCCCAACAGCTAGAAAACGTGCTTATCCCCTTAAGGCTAGAAAGAAAGCCTAAACTGTGCTAACATTGTAGTATGAATTGAATTCATTATGACTAAGAAAAAGATTGATCTCGCAAAGTATCGTGAGTTTGTTGATGCAGTTACATCAGATGAAAGTAAAGACTTTCTTGCTCTTACTGAAAGACTCCTAGACCTTGATAGGAAAGGAGCAAATATTGAGCGTCTTATGACTGGTGCTGTTGGTATCAACAGTGAAGGTGGTGAGATTATGGAGATTGTGAAGAAGTTGGTATTCCAAGGGAAACCCTTTGATGATGAAACTAAGTTTCACCTTAAGCGTGAGCTAGGAGATGTCTGTTGGTATCTTACCCAATGTCTGATGGCTCTGGATCTCACAATGGATGAGGTTATTGGTGAGAACATTAAAAAGCTAGAAGCCAGGTATCCTGGTGGACAATTTGATGCTTGGTACTCTGAACACAGGCAGGAGGGAGACCTATGAGTGATAAACCACTAAGTCCAGAAGAAATGCAGGAGGCAATGGATCAGTTCCTGCCTCTTTTTCACATTGTAAATCAACCTATTAAGGACTCAGGAGGAAGCATTGAAGACACCTTGAAGGTTATGGAAAGTGTTGCTAAACTAGCACACAAGAAAAGAGCTGACAAGAAAGAAGAAGCCTTTGGATTCCTTAAGAAGGATGAGGATGGCAACATAAATACCACTGACGGAGAATCATTATGAAAACTATCCCCCTTATCCTAGCTGCCCTTATCACTGCTCCAGGAGCAGCATTGGCACACCACCCTGAAGAAGTAGTATCCCTGGCTCACAGAGGACGTCACCCCCATAGCCATGTAGGAAGGGTGAGGAGAGGAGTTTCTGGTGTAAATGAAAGGACTTGCTACAAAGAAGTCTATCGTGAACGCTATATTCCAGGTACTGCAGGAAACCCTGGTCGTGTAAGAAGATGGACAGAGCAAAAAGAAATCCCCTGTAGTGGTGCAGCACGTCCCAGACGTAGGCATCATCACCACAGTCGCCACACTGATGATAACTCCTGTATTGGAGGTACTATCGTTGGTGGTATTGCTGGTGGTACTGTAGGTGCTATTGCTTCACGAGATGAAGGACGTATCTGGGCTATTCCTCTTGGAGTTGTTACTGGAGCAATGGTTGGCTGCGCTGCCGACGGAGGCTAGACACCAGAGCCATTGTGTGCTACAATAAATATAGAATAAAGGGTATCACCCAATGGCTCGCAACACCCACATAACCCACGTAGAAGATCGTATTCTTACAGATGGAACTAAGGGTGCGAAGGAAGCTATTGAAGTACTCAAAGGAGTAGCTGACTTTCTATCTGGAAATCCTGGTGGTGGCGTAGAAGTAACAACCAAATTTGATGGAGCACCTGCTGTAGTTTGTGGAACAGATCCATCAGATGGTAAGTTCTTTGTAGGACATAAGACAGGTGTCTTTGCTAAAGAGCCAAAGATATGTAAGACACAAGCAGATGTTCAAAGATATTATAATGGTGGACTCGCCAAGAAACTGAGTGAATGTCTGAAATACCTACCATCCTGTAATATCCAAGGGGTATTACAGGGTGATTTGATGTTCACTCCTGGTGATAAAAGACCTGAAACAATCAAAGGTGAAAGGTTAATCACCTGGACACCTAATACCATTACCTATGCTGTAAATCCAGCTACACCATTAGGTAAGCAGATAGAGAAAGCATCTTTAGGTATTGTATTCGTTAACTCGTATCAAGGTGCTACCTTAGCAACCATGACTGCTTCCTATCAAATCAATGATTCAGCTTTTAGAAGCAGTCCTAGCGTATGGGCTCAAAAGGTAGAATTTAAAGATGTTGGTAATGTAGCCAGTTTGAGTCAAGCAGAGAGAGCTAAATTTGATTCTGCTATAAGGATGGCTGAAGGTTCGGTCAACCAATGCAAAGGTATTCTCAATAAAATACAAACTGGTAAGAAGACACTAGCAATAGATACTCTCCTCCTACAGTTCTTCAATAACTATGTAAAAGAAGGACAACCAATCCCTTCAGTTAGTATGGCTTCTCAGGATTTCTATAAATTTGTAGGTGCTCAGTATGATAAAGCTATCAAGAAACTTGGAACCATAAGAGGACAAGGAAACAAAGCAGCAAAATACCTAGAAAGCTTTCTTTTTATGGAAGAGCATGAGAAGCAAATGAAGATGCTGATTGCTACCTACATGAATATAATGGCTGCTAAGATGATTATAGTAAAAAGAATGAAGAAGGTATCAGAACTCAAAACCTTTGTTAATACAGGTAAAGGTTTTCAGGTAACAAGTCCTGAAGGATTTGTTGCTATAAAAGGCAATAAGGTAACCAAGTTAGTGGATAGATTAGAATTTAGTAAGCTTAACTTCACCCTACCTAAGCAGTGGGAGAAGAAAAAAGTACCAGGATAAATAAGAATAAAGTAGTAGACTCGATGAATTATTCTGAATATATTGAAGCAACCACTTCTCCACTATATCAGGTAGAAGGAGAAATGCCCTCATGCCCAAAGGGATATAAATGGGATAATACTACTATGAGATGTGTCCCTAAGACACAAAAGGATAGTGTATCAGGTAAAGGGGGACCAATGCCTGCTAATGGAAGCCCTGCCTTTAGAGTATGGGGAAATAGTGGTTATGATGGTGGTTATGCATGGGAAGAACCTCCCACTGATCAACGCCCAGGAGATGCAGGAGAGATGCCTAAATGAAACGTTTAAATACTCTTCTCAATGAAGTAAAAGGGGAAAAGGCTCATAAAGAAGCTATTGCAATGGGCCTTAAGTATAAAGGCTTTGGCTATTGGGTAGATTCCAGCGGCAAGACCACTCATAAAACTGTTGGAGATGTTCTACAACCAGTTGATCTTGAGCAGGAAGCAGAGAAGGCAGAGAAAGTAGCTGGTGGCAATACTGGTGAAGTAGTGCCCAATATGAGCACATCAGCTCAGATGACCCAGGCTGGACAGATGCCTGGCGTCAGGACAGCCATGGGCTTGCCCCCAGTGACTCCTGGATCAATGGTAGGAGGGGCTCCTGAGCCTGGGAAGGAGCAGGTACCAGCCACTTTAGAATGGGAGCCAGGTCCCGATGGGAGCACCTGCGTTAATAGTGCTGAGCCACCAGCAGAAGTACCTGAAGATTCCTATGTTGGTACTCCTAATAACATTAAATGGATTGCTGGCCCACAAGGTAGTAACTTTACTAACATTACCTTTGATCAACTTAAAGCTGTAATGGAAGAGTTGGTAGGAGTGCAGGAGGAAGAAGAAAAAGATTATACAGGTCAAAGGACTATGATGGATAGGGTCAGGGGAAAGATTAAACTTCCCTCTGATGGAGGAGAAACTGAAAGAAGAGTACAAAAAGCATTAGCACCATTAAAGACAAAGGATAGAGAAGCAGAACTAGATCATCTTTCAAAGGCAGGAGCACCAGACTATGGTGGTGATGATCGTCAAAGGGCACAAATAGCCAACGATGCTGCATATAGAGTTCCTTCTAGGGTAAAAGATAAACAGAAAGTAAAGGAGATGAATAAAACTCTCCAGGGATCTGGTTTCCTTAGTCAACCCGACTTTGATTTAAAAGGAAAAGGTGATTACATGGCTTCGGGGGCATTTGGTGAAGTTAATATGGGTAAAGATGGGAAATCAGTTATCAAAGAAGGAGACATTGGAGTAGATGAACTTAAAGCTCTAGCAATGTTGAAAGACCATGATAGGTTTCCTACTCTATTGAATGCTGAGTTTACTGAACCATTTAAACACAAGTCCAGTGAAAAGAATAATCCTGGTGGCGCTAAAAGATTGAAAATGGGACCTAATCAATCAGCCTATTGGAACCCAGATGATAAGAGTGACTTTGATAAAAGATTTCCTACTGCTCGTGGTGTGTTTGCTATGAGTAAAGCTGAAGGGCGTCCACTCTTTGATTGGGATGGAGAACTAGATGAAGATCAGGATACGGATCTAGCAGATAAAATCCATAGACTAAGAAGAGATATGCATATGGCTGGCTTGTCTCATAATGATATGCATGGAGGAAATATTTTAAGGGATGATGATGGTAATGTAAGTATGTTAGATTTAGGATTAGCTAAGGCTAATCCTATCAGTGCTCTTATGGAAGCTATGGGTGGACTCGGTGATCAGGATGAAGGTGATTATCAACTATCAGATCATGGATGGATGGATAGAATACCACAAGGACTACGTGATAGAATAGAAAGAAATCATGGAAGACTAAGAGAGCATCTACTTGATCAGTTAAATCCTGAAGATGATCCATCTGAAGTGGAAGACTTCCTAACTGGTGGCATTAGACAAAGTGATACTCAACTAGATGAGCTAAGAGAAAGATTTCCATTCCTGCAGGATGAAGATGGCGTAAGAGATTTGATTAGTATGTTCTATGAAGGTGTTGATGGGTATAAACCACCCAACTTAAAAGATAGAATGTCTAAAGCTCATGGTAAACTGGTTGATGAGATTCCAGAAGGTGATTTGGATACTTGGAAGAGAGCTAATAATCTAATGCAGATGTTAGGTAAACCTCCCATTCCCTGGAAAGGTTTAGATATAGAATCAGACGACTAAATATCAAAAGAGGGATATACCTATGAAGAACCTAGACAGCTTTCTTTCTATACAGGAAGAGGAAAAGAAAAAACCTCATGCCACCAAGAGTAAAGAAGGTGCTGATGATAAGCAATACATTGCTATAATGTCTCAGTATAAGAATACTCGTAAGGATGATCGTAAAGGATCAGACAAGATGAGAAAAAAGGCACAGGATCTTGCTAAAGAAGGGGATGTCTCTAATAATGCTAAAATCCTAGCTGCATACCTATGACTAAATCACGTTGGGCCAATTGGAGTAGAGGAATTAGAACAGAAGAGAAGAAATCTCTTTCTTCCTTCTTAAAGGAAGCTCCTATCTCTCCTGCTGGAGCTACAGACACAGGTAATCCTACAGGCACTGGACTCCAAACACCAGCTGAGAAAGCAGCTTCTCAGGGGTTAATTAGTGATGGTCATGGTGGTTATACTGATCAGGATGGAAATACGGTAGCAAGAACAGTTAATGGAGAACTAGTGTACTATGATCCACGTGGAAGTGGTGGTGTAGTAGCAGATGGCTCAGATGGTCCACAGATTGTTAATGCTCAGCCTTCATGGAGAAACCCAGTCACGGGTATGATGATTGTACCACCAGCACAAGCTGAGTCACCAGAAGAAATTGCTGCTATCCCAGATGCAACACCTGCTAAACTACCAGCAGGTATGGCTGCTCTTATGAATAAGAAGTCAAAACAGATGTATAAAGATGACTTCCTGAAAAGACAGCTGGAAAAATTGATGCCTACACCAGAAGAAGAGGAGGTAGGAGTAGAAATAGATGCAGGTGGTTTTGCAGAAGAATTAGAAGAACCAAATAAGCCTTTGGATAACTATAGAGCTTTTGCAAAAAGAGCAGAACCTAGAGCTAAGGGAAAAGCAGGTGATGCTAAGAGAGCAGCACACCATGCAAACTTATCAGGAGATAATGATCCTGCTGTTGATCCAGAGAATGTAAAAGACCAAGAACGGCAAGTAAAGGTTTCTGGTGATGATCCAGCTATAGAAAGAGCATTAGCTAAGACTCAGCCTGATGGAGTATCAGCAGGCTTGGAAAAACAAAGAGCAAGAAGAGCACAGGCATTAGATCCTAAAAACATTGAGGTAGCAAAGAGTCCTGTAGAAAGACAAGAGGATGGTACCCTTCTAAGCATATACCATGCTCTCCAGAAAGGAGCTAAAACTGGTGCGGGTGCTAATCTAGATCTATTCCAGCAGCTTGCTAATAATAATCCAGCAATG